ATTGAAGATTCCCATTACTTCCTCCTGCGTTCGTTGGCGCAGGTGCGGCACTCACGTCCGCTGCGCCCGGGTCTCCGGATGGTGTTCTCTTCGGTGAACTCGTGGTTCCTGGAGCAGTGCGTCTTCCGCTTGTTCTGTGCTGAGGGGCCGTCCCCGAGGAGCGTGTTCTCTCCTCGGGTCTTCGGAACGCAGTGCTTAGGTCCCGGACGCACGCAAGCGTGGTTCTTGCACTCGTGGTCGATGGTCAGGCCTTCGGGTATCGGACCCACCAGCCACTCGTACGCGATCCGGTGAGCACGTACCGTTTTGTTCCGCCACTGGCCTTTCTTGTTCTTGAATCCGTAGAGCGTGAACTGGCCGTAGCCCTTGTGCTTCGCGCCAGTCCACACCCAGCACCCATCGGACTTCTCAACCTGCGCCCAGAATCTGTCTTCGGGCGGCGTCGCTATTCTTCCCATGGGTTTTACTCTACGGAATCCATCACCTCTTTTATTACTTTGCTCATTTGGCTTCCGACCAGCGGTCCACGATCTTCACGTCCGACGAGAGAGGGACGCGCAGCAGCTTCTGAATTCCTTCTCCGAGCATTGCTTCCTTCACCAGCGCGGCGGCTTCCTCTGCCCGGTCCTCCGGAGCGAGCACCACCAGCTCGTCGTGCACGGAGAGGATCAGGCGGATTTCGTCCGGCAGTCTGTTGTTCAGCCGGATCATCGCCAGCTTGATGAGGTCGGCCGCACTCCCCTGGATGAGGGAGTTAACCGCCTGACGCTCCGCACCCATCCGCAGGCCGTTGTTCGACGAGAGGATGAGAGGCAGGCGACGCTTACGACCGAGCAGCGTTCGAATGTACGGGGGGCGACGCGACCGGCAGACCCGTATCACGTCCTCCTTGAATTTGTAGATCTCCGGGAACAGCTTCTGGTGGGTCTCCATGAACTTCTTGGCTTCCTTGACGGTAATGCCAGCCATGGATGCAACCTTTTCCGGGCCCGCGCCGTATACCACGGCGAAGTTGATGCCCTTTGCGACCTGGCGAAAGTCGATGCACTTCCGGTCACCCGCCTTGACCCGCGCCATGAATTCCTTGGCGTCCACACCCATAAGGGCGGCAGCCGTAGCGGAGTGAGGGTCGACACTGTTATGGAATCCCTTGTAGAGATCACCACGTCCGATGAAATGGGCGAGCACCACGAGTTCGATCTGTCCGTAGTCCGCGACGACCAATTTGTAGCCGGGCGGGGCGACGAACAGACCACGGATCCGCTTACCGAGGTCGGTGTCGGGACGGGGGATGTTCTGGAGGTTGGGTTCGCGGCAGGAGAACCGGCCGGTCACGGTTCCGTACTGGACGAAGTCGGCATGGATCCGGCCGTCGAAGATCCGGCAGGGCTTGTCCTTGTCCTCCGGGTCACCGAGGTACGCGACCGGGTAGCTCAGCAGCTTGCTGACTTCCGCGTACTCCAGCATCGCCTTGACGACTTCGTTGTTCGGGTGCTTATCCAGGCTGTCGGAGTCGGTGCTGTAGTCCTTCCACTCCAGCTCCAGGCCAGCGTCGCGCTTCTTCTTGCCTCCGTCGGTCGGCTTGAGCGGCTTGAGTCCTTGACCTCCCTCCGACTTCGGCGCGTACAGCACGGCCGCCTTCTGGGCAGGCGCGTTCAGGTTGAAGCGCTGCCCGGCCGCCTTGTAGATCCGGCCCTCGATGTCAACCAGGAGCGCGCTCATGTCCTTGACCAGCTCGCGCATGGCGTGTTCGTCGACTGGCGCTCCGGTGATGCCCATGTCGAGCAACACGCCCAGAACGTCCTCCTCCAGGCGCCGGACATGGGTCAGCCCCTGCTGCTGGATGTAGCGCTGGAACCGCTTCCAGAGCAGCCACGTGTACTTCGCGTCCATGTACGCGTAGTGCGCGACCTTGGAAAAGGGGTGAGCTTCGACGCACTTGCCGACACTCTCCTGGTCGTAATCGACCTTGTAGTAGCGCTTGATGAGTTCCTTGAGACCTTTCTGCTTCATATTCTCATCGAGCAGCCACTGCAAAACGATGGTGTCGCTGTATTCGGGGCTCGCTATCGCGCCCCAGTATTTCGCCGTGGAAATCAAGTCGAATGTTGCGTTGTGCGCAATCTTGATTTTGTCCTCGGCGAAGAACAGCGGCTCCAGGATGGAGAACACCTCGCTGGGGAGCATCTGCTCCGGCGGGGCGTCATAAACGGCCGGGATAGCGTCGAATTTCCCGGTCAGCTTGTTCTTCTTACGGGTGGCCTTACTGATCAGGACATCGCCGTTGGGGTGGCCGAACGGGATGGCGATGGCCCGTCCGTTGGTGGCCATGCTCAGCCAGTTGGCGACGTTCTGGGTCGGAACGTTGCGGTTCGGACCGATCGTCTCGATGTCGAACGAGAACGCGGGCTGCTGGAGGAAGTACTCCAGCTCGGTATGAAGTCGGTCGGGGGTCAGGATGACCGAGTCGCGGATAGACATGACTCTCTCCGTGGTGGTGGATGGGAAGCCGAGGGGGGAGGCCCCAGCGCGGTGCCGGAACCTCCCCCCTTGGGGGACGATCAGTCGAGGGCTTCCCGGGCGATGGTCTTGAGTTCGTTCCGGGTGTTCACCTGGAGGATGTCCTCGCCGTAGGCCTTCTCGTCGAACTCCTCCAGCTCGTCCTCGGAGAGCGGGACGACGTCCCAATCGTCTTCGAGGTCACGCTCCTTGACCGGCGTGATGTAGTAGTTGGTCTTCTTGTTCTTCGTCTGCTTCGAGACGGAGAAGTAGAGGTCGTCACGGTTGAGCGGCGACGTCTTCTTGTCCTTCGCGAAGTTCTTGAGGATGTCCGCGATCATCGGGCCCGCGCGCCAGACCTTGACCTGCGGGTCTTCCGGATCGGTGAAGTCCACGACGTTGAACAGCACCTGCTGGGACGGCTTGTCCCCGAGGTCGTCGCACAGCGGGCAGCGGTTCTCCAGGCACGTCCAGGAGCGCTTGCCGGACCGCTCGATCCAGTGCTGGAGGTAGACCAGGAACGGCTCGTCGTCGAGGAACTTGACGATGACGGACTCTCCAGTGGCCTTGAAGTCATCCGGGAAGGACGACGTGGCCTGCTTGGTCTTCTCGTAACTGCCCCAGCCCTTACCGCCGACCTTCGGCGCAGGCTCGCGGTCCTCTTCGTCGTCCTCGTCCTGGGCGCGACGGCTGCGGCGGGAGGGCTTGTCCTCCTGGGTATGAAGCGACTGGCGACGCGAGCCGCGGCGGGAGCCACGGGCCGGACGCTCGTCCTCTTCCTCGTCCTGCTGGACGTCGTCCTCCGGCTCGTCGGCCGGGGAGTAGGCGTCGGTGTCGCGGGAGGTGCGACGGCGGGTGAGAGTGCGGGGCATCAGGTGTTCTCCTGTTGATACAAGTGGATGAAACTCTTCGGCTCAGCGGTGTTGAGCCGGGCCTCCTCGATGTCGTCCGCGAGGGACTGGTCGAGGAATTCGGATGCGATCTTGTCCAGCTCCTTGAGCGACTTGGCCTTGGGGAAGTCCTCGTCGGAGATCTCCACGGAGGCCGCGAAGGTGACGTTCTCGTAGTTGCCCATGGACACCAGGAACTCTCGGGACTTGGTGACCCTCACTGCTCGGCCAGCCTCTTGAAGAGGTCGACGACACGCGCGGTGAAGTTCGTCTCCTTGATGGGCTTCTGGTGGGAGACGAGGACGCCTTCCTCAGCCGCGATGCGGACCATGCCTTCGACCTGAGCGCGGGTGTAGAGACGACGTCGGCCGCGTACGTCTCCGTCCCGGCCCGGGGACTGGAAGGTGCTCTTGGGGATGACTCCCTCGCGCTCCCACTTACGCATCGTGCCCGGCTGACGGCCGAGGGCCTGGGCGAGTTGACCGACGGTGAAGAAGTCGGTCTCGGTACCGGCCACGACGTACTTGCGGGGCTTGGCGTCCCAGTCGCCCGCCGACGGGACGGGCTCGGTATGAAGCGTGTTGCGGTTGGGGTGCCGGACGAGGGGCCGCGTGGAGCCGGGGTAGTACTGCTCCCCTAGCGCGGAGAACTCCTCATCGAGGGCGGTCGCGGTGCTCATGTGGTGGTGTCCTATCCGTAGTGCGTGGCGAGGTCGTAGCCGAGGCGTGCGTATGCGTGGGATCCCATGGGTCAGCCCTGGAGCGGCTTGAAGGCGAAGGACGCGGACTCGACCCACAGGCCGTCGAGTTCGGCGTCGGAGATGACGCCCTCCTGGTTCAGGACGTACAGCTCGTCCTGGTCCAGAACCTCGGTGGTGACCTGCTTGTAGACGCGGTCGCGCAGGCCCTTCTCGTTGACCAAGGTATCGACGGCGTCCACGTCGAGCTTGGTGGAGACGCGGCGCTCGCGCTTGATCTCGGTGAACTTCTGGCCGTTGACCTCGATCGGGGTCGGCAGCTTCCAGAACTTGCTGCCCTTCTCGTCGACCTCGCCGGTCGCGTCCACGTGGGCGCTGACGTCGTCCCGCAGCTTGTTCTTGCGGGTGACGATCTGCTGCTCCTGGAACTTCAGGATGAGGAACTGGCGGACCTTCTCCAGTGGAGTTTCCGGGTCCAGGTTGATCGGCCTCTCGGCCCGTCGGGTGGTGCGTCGGGTAACGGTAGCCATGGAGCGGTGCTCCCCTTCTTCCGATGTAGTAGCTGCGCAAGCGACTCTACACGATAGCTTGCACGGTGTCGATTCTTTGGTATCGATTCTTTCAGGAGGCCTGCTGGCCGTGATTGATCCCGTAGATGCGAGCGTCCATGTCGACCTGGTCAGCCCGGAGGTCCGTCTCCTCGACGTCCCGGTAGACGGTGACGACGCACCGACGGCCGAGGTCGATGATGGCCACGATGTCCCCTCGCACGTGGCGCATCTGTCCGTAGACACGGCCCGAGGGGTAGGTATGAAGCGGCTCGTTCGCAGCCCGCAGGATTTCCTCAGTGGACCAGCCCTTGGCGGCAGCCTGCTTCCGTGCGTGGTGGGTGAGCTGGTAGGTCGGTGCTTCGTCCGCGGGCTTCCAGTCGATGCCGAGCGCTTCCGCGATGGTGGTCATCGCACCCTCCCTGTTCGATTCCCGTTCGAGATCCGTCAGGGATGAATCTAGTTCGCCCGACTCGCGCCGTCAATCACTTTCGGCCAGCCGATTTACAGAGTCGGCCTCGCAACGGATGGCCAGGCGCGTGGGCGTCATGTCCCAGTCCTCTTGCTCCTCGGGAGGGTTCAGGAGCTGTCGCAGGCCTTCACGCAGGAAGGCGTCAAGTGGTTCTTCTCGCATGACTGCATGGTGACACGCAATCGTAGCCTTAGAACCACTTGACGCCCACCGTGGGATCCTGAAAGTTACGCCGCCTCCAGGCACTGAGTCAGGGTCTCGATGTCGTTCTCGATGCGACCCTTGCCGTCCGCCCCACGGCCGTCCGTGATCGCGCTTCCCACCCTCCGCTTGTGCGCCAGCGTGGACAGCTTGCGTGGCTCCGTGGTGCCCACCGTGATGGCATTCAGGATGTAGATGTCCTTGAACTGACTGCTCGCCCTGTTGTGCCGGGCATTGATCTGGTCCTGCTTGCCACTGCTCCAGGCCAGGTCGTAGTTGATCAGGTAGTTGGCCATGAACAAGTCCGTGCCGAAGGCGCCTGCGTGGCTGGACAGGAACACCCGGCACCCGGGGTCCTGCTCGAACCGCTGGGCTGCGTAAGCCTTGGCTGCGCCGCTCATTCGTCCGGTGTAGGACACCGCGCACTCGTCCGGCAGGCGCTCCTCGATCAGTTCGAGCATGTCTGGGTTCACCGAGAAGATGATGACCTTGTTGCCCCGGGTGGCCAGGATGTCCTCCACGGCCGCGACCACCGCGTCCAGCTTCGGTGAGGTCGTGACGTCGTCGAGGATGCCCTCCTGCCACACCTCATAGCAGTACTTCGAGCCAGGCCAGGTCTTCTTCTTCGCCCCGCCCTGGCGGGCCAGTTCGCTCTCCTCATACCGCTGGCCGGACTGGATGACCAGGTCCGGATGGTTCAGCAGCATGTCGAGAGCCTGCATGCGCGCCATGATCTTGCCCTGCTGGCTGTTCTCGTTCGGTGTCTCTCCTCCGTGGTAGTGCGCGAACAGATCGAACTCACCCATCGACGGCCCGGCCGCGCGCAGCTCACCGAGCAAGTCTTCCGAGATCCGCTTGTACGCCTTCCGCGTCTTCGCGTCCAGGATGACCGGGATGGTGGACTCCTGGACCTCCGGGAGGTACGGGCGCACGTCATCGTCCAGCCGTGTTTTACGCACCATGGCGTTGGCCAGCTTGGCGTGTAGTACAGGCAGGTTCTTGTAGTTCTGGACGCCACCGAACTTGTTCCTGTTGATGTACGTCTTGTCAAACAGGTCGAAGCGGCCCAGCACGTCGGCGTCCACCCACTGCATGATGCTGAACAGTTCCTCCGGCTTGCCGTTCTCCACCGGGGTGCCTGTTAGACCGAAGCGGTACGCCGCTGTTAGACGCTTGATCTTCCTCGTCCGCTGCGCCTTGAACGTCTTGATCGCAGTGATCTCGTCCAGCACCAGGCACTCGGGCTTGATCCTCCTGACGTAGTTCCAGTCGTTGACGACGTTCTCGTAGCCGAGGATGACGTAGTCCGGCCGGTACGTCTTGATCTTCGTGTACTGGGCGGCCCGCTTCTTCGGGTCGCCGTCGACCAGGACGCAGTACTCCTCGGTCGGTACGGTGATCTCCTGCGTCTGGCCGTCCTCCCGGACCCGGATGGTTCGGGTGGCGACGTCCGTCAACTTGGCTATGGACTTGGCCCACTGGTACTTCAGGTTGGCCGGGACCACGACGACCGCGGTCTCGACCTCCTCCAGCGCCAGCAGCTCCTCTACGGCGGCCAGGGCAATCACGGTCTTGCCCAGGCCCATCTCGTACGCGATCAAGAGGGAACCGCGCTCGATGGCGCGGTCCACCGCATCCTCTTGATAAACGTGGAGGTCGACGTTCAACACTGCGAGTACTGCCGGGAGAACTGCCGCTGCGTGCGCGGGCGCGGGGCATACGGGGTGCCCATGTCGAAGTGCCCGTCGGCGATGTGGTCGGGGTTCGCGCACATACGCCGTCGGCAGGACCGGTGCTTCTGTCGGCCGTCTCCCCCGGTGATGTATGACAGCAGCGTCTTGCCGTTATACGAGGCCCGGGTGGCGGTCGACTGGAATATCAAACAGGAGGAGTCAGGGTCCGGCTCGACGCGGTTCCAGAAGTCTGCGCCGAGGTGTTCCCATCCGTCAGGCGCCTGCATGAGGCACCTCCGGCACGGGCTGGGACGTCATGTGGAAGCCCTTGCACCGCGGGCACTCGTAGACCCGGCAGGGGACCTTGTCGCGGTCGGCGTCGTGCTTGCGCTGGATCCGCTGCATGTCGAGTACGGCAGAGACGCGGTCGCGGAACCGGCGCTTGCCGCAGGTATGAAGTCGTTTCTTGGGTTGCATAGGTGTCTCCTTAGAAGCGGGCGACGACGGAGGAGTAGGCGTTGTTGATGGCGTCCGTGAGTTCCAGGTCCGTCATGTCGCCGGGGTCTTTGGCGTCGGTCAGGCTGTAGTCGAGGAAGCGGAGGGTGAGTCCGCGTCCGGTCCACTCCTTGCGCAGCCGGGCGCATGCCTCAGACCCGGCCTTGTCGTTGTCCAGCGCGATGACCACGGTGTCGAAGTGGTCGCGGATCAGGCTCATCTGGGCGTCGGAGACTCCGGCGCCGAAGGACGCGAGCCCGGCGGTGTAGCCAGCGGACCGCAGCCGTACCACGTCCAGAGGGGACTCCACCAGGATGGCGAGGTCACCCTCGTAGGTATGAAGCCCGAACAGGGTCTGGCTCTTGGTCATGGACGGCGGCCGGTTGCGGAAGTACCTCTCGTTCTTCTCCTGCCAGCCCCACAAGAGGCCCGTGTCCGGGCAGCGCACGGGGATGATCCACATCTTCCGCTTCTTGTCCCAGAGCACGCCACACTCCTCCGCGTCCTGCGGGAGGAACTGGCGCTTGGCGCAGACCTCGATCGGCGGAGTGACGTACAAGGCCAGCGACGCCTCGTTGATCTGCTTACTGGTGTCGACCTGGCTCGGCTGCTTCTTGGCCAGGAACTTCTTGACCTTCTCGATCCCGCCGCGCTGACGGACCCACATCACCGCGTCGGCGTGCGGGATCTCCAGCACGTCCTTTACCAGGACGACGAACGGGCCGCGGTATCCGCAGGAGAAGCAGTTGAAATAGCCAGCGTCGGAGTTTATAGAGAAGGATGGGCTTCGGTCTTTCTTTCCAATCCGCGCCTCATGCATGGGGCACGGCATGTGTATTTCGTCGCCCTGGACCTTGTACTCCAGACCGATTTCGTCGAGGCAGGCGGTGACGTTACCGGGTACCGGAGTACCTACTGCATCCCACCCCTTGGCTTTAGCCCTGGGCACTCTTACTCCTTCTCCCTATCCAGTGGATCGCTTCCATGATCTTGTCGTAGTCACGGCGCAGGTAGTACGTGCCGTAATACACCACGTCTATATCGCTGAGGCCTTGCAGCCGGTACCATTCGCTCGCGTAGATGAGATTCCTGTCGTGGGGATTCCTGCCGTTCTCTCGGCACCAGTGCGCGAATTCCCGATAGTTCCCTGCGAATACGAGCGTGCGTCTCTCAGTAGGCTGCGATGGCATCTTCCTGCCAGCCTTCCGCGTCATCCATTGCGAACGGGTCCTCGTTCAGCTCTTCAAATTGTCCCGATTCCCAGTCCCACTGGACGAAGGTCTCCAGGGGCGGGCAGTTACGGGCCAGGACGACCTTCAACTTGTTGATGTCCGTCTCCTCCGTGCACTCGACACCGAGAATCACGTCGGAGTCCTGGGCGAAGGAGGACGAATATCCGATCGAGTCGGAGGTGATGCCCTTCTTCTTGTTCATCTTCCACTCAAGGACCTGCGTGGAAATGACGATCGGGAGTTGCAGGTTCTTCGCCATGCGCTTGAACCCTCGGGTGAGGTTGGTAAGCGCCTGACTGGATCCCTGAGCCTCGCCGAGTTCGTCCTGCATCATGTAGATGCCGTCCACGAATACGATCGTCGGCCGAATGTGGTCGATCTTCGACTGCACACCGGTAAGCGTCGTCGCATTCATGGAGTCCGAGGAAAGGAAGAACGAAGGCATGGCCTCCAGTTCCCGCAGAGCCCTTTCGAGTTTGTCCCACTCGGACTTCTTGAGGGTGCCGTTCCTCAGCCGGGCGTGGGAAATCCCCGCGCGGATGGCGTCGAAACGTTCCTCCTGCTCCTCGTTGCTCATCTCGAAGCCGATGAACAGCGGACGCTCGCCGTGCAGGTGGGCGGACATGGCGGCCAGCAGAAGCAGCGTCGACTTACCAGCCTTCGGCGGGCCGACGAAGGTGACCAGTTGCTCCTTCTGGAGGCCCTGGGTGGCACGGTCGATCGTCGCGAAGCCGGTTGGGATGCCTCGCAGGCCGTCGGGCAGGTCCTTGAGCGCGAGGTAGCGCGCCAGACGGGCCTGGCCGGTCTCGGTCAGATCGGTGTCGCGGGCGTTGGGCACCGCGGCGGCGATGTCCGCAAGGGTTTTGTGCAGCGCGGCCATGGCGGCCAGGGCGTTGCCCTCCTCGTGGGCGTCGACCGAGTCGGCCAGGCCCTGCTCCAGCAGGGCCAAGGTATGAAGTTCCCTGATCCGGTCGGTCAGCACCTGCATGCTGTCCTCGACGCGGACGAACTTGTAGGTGGGGAAGTCGGTCTTGATGGTGGTGAGGCTCGGGACCTCTCCGTAGGTCCCCTTGTGCCGGAGGATGGCCTGGAAGACCCGCTTGTTCTCCGGGTCGCCGAAGAAGGCCGGGGTGATACCTGCGTCTGCCACATCGGCCAGGTCCTTGTCCTGGATAATGCGGGAGACGAGCAGGCGCTCGAAGTCCGCCACTACAGCGCTCCTATCAGGGTGGTGGGTATGGCCGGGAGCATGCGCCCCTTGCTGCCGTAGACCAGGTGGTGTTCGTTGTCGAAGACGGCCGCGACGTCCGGCATGTAGGGAAGGCGCCTGGCAAGCCGCTCAGGGGTCGTCGACCACACGCGGCCAATGGGAAGCCCCTCGACGTCCAGACGGGCCTCCAGAGGCGCTACAGCGTCCTCTCCGAGGTACGTGACGACGTCGACCGAGTACTTGTGGCGCCACGTGGTGTCCCAGATGACCCGGGCCAGGGCGTCGTTGATCTCGTAGGCGTCCACGGACCGCTGGGCAGCCTTCTCCCGTCGCCCGAACTTGCGGGTGATCGTCTCGACGACGCGACCATTGGGCTTCTCGGGGAGGATCCCGAGCATGCCCTCGAAGGCGATCAAGAGTCGCGGTACGACCTCGTTCGATATGTCACCGCGCTCCACGGCGGTCCTCCCCCACCACGGTCACGTGAGTGAAGGCCTCCTTGATGAAGGAGCCCATCGACTCGTGGTAGACGCTCCCCCAGTCCCGCGGAGGGACGTTGGAGGTGATGAGCGTCGGCCGTCCCTCGCGGTGCCGAAGGCGTAGGAGCTGGTCCAGCTCGTTCTCCGCGTAGCCGGTCTTGGTCCGGTGCTCTTTACCGACGTCGTCCAGCAGCAGCACGGGTGCCATGCGGGCAGCGTTGAGAGTGTCCTCGATCTCCCACCAGCGGTGGACGGCTTCAGGTTCCTTCTTGTCCTGGAGGCCGAACTGCTCGATCGACATGGCCACGTACTCGGCGTAGGCCATGAAGAACACCGGCAGCCGCTTGGCGTAGTAGATCTCCAGCAGCACGGCCGTGGCCAGGGAGGTCTTGCCGGTGCCGGGAGGGCCCATGAAGAGCAGGCCGCGGCCGATCTTGGACCAGTCCTCGGGGTACTCCTCCAGGGGCCGCTTGTCGGTGACGAAGTGGTCCCGCAGCTCGTCCAACCAGCTCTGGCAGACCGCCTTGTGGGGCGAGTCCGCCAAGGTATGAAGCCGGAGATGGCGCAGCCGCATGGGGATCTGGTACTCCGCCATGCGCAGCGCGTGGACCCGGGGGTCAGTCGCCATGGAACCTCCTCGTGGTGGTGGGAACTGCGAGACAGGATGCTAGCACGCGGTATCGGTTCAAGGGTATCGATTCTGAATGAAGAAGGGGCGGTCCGCCATCGCAGCAGCCCGCCCCTTCGGGGGCCGGTCAGGACCAGTAGTCCTCGTTGAAGCGATTCGCTTCCATCTCGTTGACCTTCTCGACCTTGGCCTGGCGCCCGGCGAGGAGACCGCGCTGGGCGAGGAAGTCCTTCCAGGCCGGTACGTTCTCCGAGCGCTGCCAGGACGAGGACCAGTAGGTGATGATCATCTTGGTGATCTCTTCCTTCGTGGTCCCCTCGCGCATCCACCGGCCGAAGTTGCCGGAGAGGGCTCCGAGGTTGGTCGTGCCGGGGACCGGGTGGCCTACCTCCTGGGCCCGCTTGTCGAAGAACGAGGCCAGGACCTCAGAAGGCCGCAGGGAGCGTGGTTTACGACCTCGCCGGACCGGAGGGGCCAGATCATCGTCCGAGGCCGGGAGACGGTCGCCTGGACTGTCTGCCGGGTCATCCTCGCCGAGAGCCTGGGCCACGACGTAAGCCGGGTCCAGTTCCTTCTCCGCCTGGGCTGCTTCCTCAGCCTGCTGCCGCTTGGTCTTCTTCTTGGGCCGGTAGACAGGACGCACCGCGTCCCACCCTTTCCCGCCTGGCCTCCTGGAGGTCTCCTCAGCCTGGTCAGGATCTGACCGCGCCGGTCGGCGCGGTGGAGAAGACGTAGTCTTCTCTATTACTACCTGGCTATTAGTAGTTATGTAGTTAGGTAGTAGGAGAGCGCCTGAAAACCCGTCTTCGGAAGCCTCCTCCTTAGTTGGTATATGACAACTACTCTCCGACGCCTGGGAATCCGTTCTCGGTACGTCTTCCGGCGACGGGTTTTCAGGCTCCGGAAAATCCCGCACTACGGTGACTGTTCGCCAGAGCCACTTGCCCGTCTCCTCGTCCCGGTACTGCTCGCGCTCCTGGCTCATGTAGCCCAGCTCGCGCAGCTCCTTCAGCGCTGTGCGGACAGCGTCTCTGCCTTCTACGTTGGGAGTCTCCGGGGTCCGCGGAAGGTCCGTGGTTCTGGTCTCCCAGTCGTCCGGCTTAGCCAGCAGGAAGGCCAGCACGCCTCGTGCTCGGAAGGAAAGCCGGGAGTCGCACAGGGCGGAGTTGGGGATAGTGGTGTATCCCTTGGTGCGCTTGACGCGAAGGATGCTCACTCGGCCGCTCCGAGCGAGCAATAGGTATGAAGTGATGCCATCCTGGTAACCTTTCTCTCGCCTGGTCCTTTCGGACCGTTCCCGGGGTTTGTGGTGGGCTCCGGGGTGTGGTGGACAAAGGCCCCCAGCAGTGACTTGTAGGTCTCAGACCTCGTCAGCGCTGGGGGCCTTTGCGTTGCTTACTCGGAGTCGAGTTCGAGCCCGCGCTCCTCGATCTCCGCACGGGTCAACTTGACGACCTTCGTGCCGCGCGGGATCCGTCCGCGACCGCGGCGGGTGAGGTTGCCCTCTTCGTCCTCAAGGAAGTCGAAGGTCTTCTCCTCGTCACGCGGCCGTCCACGACGCCTGCGAGGGGCCTCCGGCTCCTTCTCCTCGGCCTCCGGCTCCTCGGCCTTCTCCGGGGCGCTGGTGGCCTTCTCGGCCGCGTCCCCGAGGGTATGAAGAGCCTTGCGCAGGAGTTCCGTCAGCGGACGCTCGCGCACGTCGGCCTGGTTGATGACCGCGCTGCGCTCGTCCTCCAGCCGGAAGGCGGCGTAGGCGGACTCCAGAGCGGTACGGACCAGCAGGAGGTCGATCTCCTCGTCGGCTACCGGTGCGGTCTCCCGCTGGACCTTGCGGGCCTCGCGGTCGATCTGCTCCTCGATGTCCTCCTCGACCGGGTGGGCCTCGGGCTCCGGCTCGGCCTTGCGACCACGGCGCTTGGGCTTCTCCTCCGGCTCATCCTCGGTGAGCGGCTGCTCCTCGGGCTCCATCGGCTCAGGCTCGGCGTTGCGACGACCGCGGCGGCGACCGCGCTTGGGCTCCTCCGGCTCGGGTTCCGGCTCGGGCTCCTCGTTGCCCTGCGGGTCTCCGAAGGAGATGTCGTCGAGTCCGGCCGCGAGGTCGTAGGACTTGAAGCCAGCCTGCTCGGCCGCGTCCAGCAGCAGCTCGGCCTCTACGCTGCCCTCTTCGCCCCACAGCAGGATGACCTTGACCTCGTGGCCGTCGCTGTCGGCCTTCTTCAGCAGGTCGATGACCCCCGCGGTGACGTTGGCGTTGTGGACGACCTCCTCAGCCTCACCGAGGATGCTCTCCGTCGCACGGCTGCGGGCGTTGTCGGCCACGGCCACGAACGGGATGTCGGCGTACTCCGACCACTTCAGGACGGTCTCCAGGCCGTCGGAGAGGTGGCTGCGGGTGATGGGGAAGATCAGGTTGATCTCGCGGTCGGACTCGGCGGGGTAGCCGTCCGCGTCCTCCTCGCCGATTCCGACGAGGTCTCCGAGGAGGGCCTTGACGTTGTCCAGGTCGACGTCCGCGTTGCCCGCGAAGGCAAGGGTGATGGGCGTGCTCAAGTCAGCTCCAGGTGAGTGGGTGGTGGGTTCTGCGCCTGATCGGCGACGGGGATGACCATACCTCGGTATCGGTTCTAAATGCAAGAAACCCCCGCCTGTAAAGCGAGGGTTTCAAGTCGGTTGACGATCAGGGCAGGTCAGGCACCCTGCGGCCAGTCGAGGGGTGTCTCCGGGGCAGGCGCAGCGGGGGTGCTTCCACTACACCGGACCGGACGGCGGTATGAAGGAGGGCCACCGCTCCGGCCGCCGCGACGGCCACCAGCCACGACTCGTTCAGCCGCTGCGCGCCGTAGGCGATGGCGACGACCACGACGGGCTGGAGCCACGCCGGGACGGCGAAGGGGAGGGCGACCAGCACCCACTCCCACGCGGTGAAGGTGGCGAAGGCGATCAGCAGGACGTGCAGCCAGTTCATCGCTCATACCTTCTCGGGCCGCCCGGCTGCGGTGTCCTCGGTATGAAGCCGGGTCGCGGCCTCGCGAACGAAGGCGTTCTGCACCGCAGCGAACCACGGGTACTTCTTCAGCACCTTGCGGTAGAAGGCCGTGCCGGTCAGCCCGGTGAGGACAGTGACGACGAAGGCCGGACCGAAGTCGGGGTGCGGATCGGCCAGGTAGGCCCCCGCCCCGGAGAGGACTCCGGCGAGCGCGCCGTGCAGTGCCGACTTGACGCTGCCGCTGGTCGAGGGCCGGGTGATCAGGGCCACCACGATGGGCAGGACAAGACCTACGACGACTGTCGCGGCGCCGGTGACGTAGACGTTCATTAGGGTCCTTACTGGGTAGGCAGAACTGCGTACTGCGGAACTGCCGCGGTAATTCCTAGAGGGGTATTCTCGTCGAGCAGCGTCTGTACGAGGTAACCGCGCTCGATTCGGTTCTCGTAGAAGTACGAGCGGGAAAGGTTGGCGGAACCTCCGGATTCCCACAGGTAGTCCGTTCCCATAGATCCGTCGAAATACGGGCGGACGCTCTCCCCTTCCTCGACCAGCATTCCGTCGACCCAGAAGATGCTGGCCACTCCCGCCGCCATGGTGCTCTTCAGGACGTTCACGCCCACGGAGACGCTGGAGGCGTTCGCGGTGAACGTGACGGAGACGGTGCGCCATCTCTGCTTGGCAGGGTCCGTGAACTCACCTGCGTTGCGCCAGGAGACTTTCTGTCCCTGCACCGAGCCTCCCCCGGACCACGGGGCGACGTCACCGCATCCCTGGGCGATAGCCACGCGGGCGCTCATGACGTACTGGCGGCCGGGAATGAGTCCGGACACCGGGAGGGACAGTCCGCTGTCTGACGTTGCCGTGGACGGGACCGTGACCTTGAGGGCCTGCGAGCCCTGCCAGCGGAAGGTGTCGATTGCATGCGTGGCCTGGCCGGTCGGTGTGTAGTTGGTCAGCCCGCTCTCGAAGTTGGGGTTGGTCGCGTAGTTCAGCCGGGTGGGCTTGACGACAACCTGGATCTGTCGGGCGGCCTGGTAGGTCGAGGGGCCGGTCGCTCCGAGCGGTACAGTCTCCAACTGGACCGCGTCCAGGAGCTGGTGCTTGTTGTAGGACATGTTGGCGAACTTGAATCCCACGCTCGCGTACGCGGCCCTCTTCCAAGCGTAGGCACCCTGGGAGACGGGGTAGTCCGCGGGGGCCGTGAAGATGGCGTACTGCCGGTTGTAGGAGCCCGCTGCGGCGGAGGTGAGTGCCCCGCTGGTGGCGCCGATCCTTGCCATTGCCGGGTCGATTCCGCCGTAGGGGTAGTGCGCGAAGTCCTTGAACACACCAACCGGTGTGCGGAGTCCGGCCTTGAGTGTTCCCTGGACCGTGAACACCCCGGCCAGCGGCAGCGCAGGCTTCGGCCTGGGAATGATGATTCCCAGGTCGCCATCGATGGTGAATTCGCCGTCGAGCTGCGGCGCGTAGGACGAGTAGACCCGGCCCTGGATGTCTCCGGAGATGGAGAAGACGGGTGCGAAGTCGTCGTCGTTCTCGAAGGTGAGGAAGTACGTAGCCATCACTCAACCACCATTCCGACTCCGGTGGCTGTCAGCAGGTTGGAGTCCGAGATCGAGAGCACCTGTGTTCCGTTCTTATTGACCGAGATGTTCGAGCCTGAGAAGGAGACCGTGATGCGGTCCCCGTCGGAGAAAGCCTGGCTGTAGGGGAAGGTGGCCGCGGTCACTCCGCCGGAGATCCTGTAGAGGGATCCTCGCCCGGCCCGCCAGTAGTTCGAGAGGTCCTGGTAGCGGAATATGACCCCCTGCTGCAGGGTGCCTGATGCGGCGACGGCGAAGGTGACCGACACGGCGCCGTCCGCGTGCCCGGTGACCGTGGCCAGCGAGCGGCTGGTGCCCTTGGGATAGGCGGAGCCGTTTGCAAAACCACCGGCAGTCCACTGGCCGACCTTCTGCGTCCAGGCCAGCGCACCCACGTCTGTATTACGCGTCGTCCAGTCGGACCAGCCCTGCGTGAAGGTGTCCAACACGGTGTACGACGGCACCTGATCTGCGTACAACGAGCAGATCAGGGCCCCATGGGAGTCATAGAACTCCACGAACGGGTACACCTGGACCTGCTCCCCGTTATACGCCTGCGTATAACCGGACAGGCACACCTGGGTCCGCTCGTCATACGCGAGCGGTTGCCATTGCGCATTTGCTGTCGCGTTGTCCGACGGTGCCGCGTTGAGGCTCGCGGTCAGCGCCTCGTAGGTGCGTCCGTGGTAGATCACCAGGTCGCCCGGCTGGTAGTAAACGGAGTTGTCCCAGGCTTGCGAGACCCACGGCATGGGGATGCCCCACAGCACTGGCTGCTGTGGGTCCATGGAGCCCTGTCCGTTGATCCTCGCCACCGACCGGACGCCCATGGATGCGGTGACCGCACCGGAGTTGTTGTTCTTGACGATGAGCGCGTTGCCCGCATTGTCGCTCGGGTTGGTCGGGCTCTGCGCGCCCACACCGACCTGGACCGCGTTGGTGCCCGGCGAGACACCGGCCGTGAAGGAGATCTCCTCCCATCCCGCAATGTTGCCGTTGGCGTTGAGCAGCGTCGTGTCGCTGGTGAGGGAGACGATCGTCCAGAAGGCGTTGCTGGAGTTGGTGCCCGTCGGGGCCTGCGCCTGACCGAACGCGCCGTTGGAGCCCGCCTGGTACAGGTAGCTGCCGAACTTCACGCGCTCGCCCGTGGCGTAGTTGACGCCAGGATCCCAGTTGGGGTACTTCGGGTGGTTGAAGCTGGCCTGGTCGTCGCTGAGCATCAGGTTGTTCCCGATGCTCAGGTCGACGTCGTAGCCGGTGGTCTGCGAGATCAGGGACCGGAGCTGTTCCAGGGTGCCTTTCTGGCGGCCGAGGGTGGCCGCGTCGCGCATGCGCTGACGGAACAGGTAGGCCGGGGTCGACGGCTCGTAGTGGATACCGAACTGGGCGGCTATCTGCGGGATGTTCCCGATGTGGGTCCGCATGGCATCGTTGGTGTACCGATTGGAGTCGTAGTACGACTTCACGATGTCGAACCCGAACCCGAAAATCGACAGGAACGGCATCAGGTACGGGTTGATTGTGTTGGAGTCGTCGGTGGCGGCGTTGCCGTCCTTGACGTCGATCTTGTAGTAGTCCGGGACCAGCGAGTACAGCAGGTCGGCGTAGCCGTTGTTCTTCGGCATGAGCACAGAGGCAGTACCCGCCCTGGACCACTGGCCGGACGCGCTGATGAAGATGGTGTAGTAGAGCCAGCTCCCGCCCGCCACTCCCGTGTCGAGGAACGAGGAGGACAGATTGCCCTCCTCCAGCAGGATCTCTCCGTCGTTCTCATCGACGGCCCATCCGTATCTGTTGCGGATCAGGCGCAGCGTGTCCCAGGAACCGGCCGGAGCCCGCCAGTCCAGGAGAACGCTGGTGTAGTCGGTGGGTGTGGCTGTGAACGGCGAGACATCGAACTCGGGGTGGATGTCCGTGCCGTATTTGGCGATGCCGTAGATGCCAATGCCGTATGTGCCCATGGGTGCGTCACGACTCCCGGAGCATCGCTGCCGCGACGTGGAGGTGGCTCGCCGACAGCGTTTTGTTCGTCACCGGGTGGTAGATGCCCAGGGTGATGGTCTGGTTGGCGCCGAGCCATCCCTGCCAGGCGATGTGCATGTGGGTGTAGCCGTCGTCGATGGGCGTCAGGTCCTCGGTCATCAGCTCGTGGCCGTTGGCGTACAGGCCGATCTGACGGTCGGAGCCTTGGTGGGCGGTGTCCGGTCCCCACTTGCATCGGCCCGTCACCATCCACCAGCCGCCCCGGTTGGTTCTGATTCCGGCGCTGGTGTAAAGACCTTCGGGATCGAATGCGCTGCCGGGCTTGGGCCATGTGAGCAGTTTGGGTGGCGAAGTGGACGTCCTCTTATAGGAATCGGATGTCTTGTTCAGGTAGCAGGCCGGTATTCCCTTGCCCCGCTGTATGGAGTCCAGTCGCGCACCGACGGAGGCCCACTTGTTGGTCTTCATGACCAGCTTGGTGTCCTGGTGCGGCGCGATGCCGAGGGTCTGCTGAATGGCAGCGACCTCGTCCTGGAGGTTGTTCACGTGGGAAGCGTCGATGTCCTCCACGAGGTTCCTGTGCGTGGCGAAAGACTTGTACTGGTATGGGTAGACGGCAGCCATTAGCCGATACCTCCGGTCATGGTGATGTGGGAGATGTCGCCGACCTTGGGGATCTCCCAGGCGCGGAAAATGACGTCGGCGGTACCGGTCTGGGCCGCGTCGGCGCGGGCGACCATCGGGATCGAGGCGTAGCGGACGCCGTCCACCGCCAGGATCGTCTTGTAGAAGTCCGAGAGCGTCAGCCGCATCCCGAAGTCCACAGACGCGAACGAGAGCATGGTCTTGAGTGCCTGCTTCACGTCGTACAGGACGGCACCGCGCGAGTACCGAGGCCAGCACTCGACGACGACAGGGTTGGCCGTGCTGCCGACGTTGACCGCGACGACGGTCGGGCCGGAGACGGTTACCGCGGTACCGGCCAGCGCCTTGGCTTGGAGAGCTGACTGCACTTTGTTGATCGTCGTGGTGCTGGGGGTACCTCCGTCCGGGCCGATGATGAAGACCGAGATGGAGGTGTAGGTGCTGGCCACCGCATTGGCCCTCACCACGCCCGGCTGCGTCAGGGCGAGGTCGGAGAAGTCGCCGAGGGTGACACACCGGTCCTGGGTGCGGAACGATCTCGGCGCGTTCGCCCTGATCTGATCGTTGGTCTCCGGGTCCGCGCCGCCGACCATGGCGGAGGTGAGCGCGTTGCCGCCGGAGTCGAGAGCGATGGTGACTCCGGGCAGGGTCGAGGACGCGATGGAGTTGACCACGCCGGGGTTCACGTTGCCCAGCGTTCCCCCGCCCACGCGGTACGTCGCGTAGATGGTGAGCTGGTTGGAAGGGATAGCGCCATTGAGGTTGTCGCCGAATCGGATCCACGTGGCGCCGGACTCGTCCAGGAACGTCGAGAACACCTTGTCGGTGGGGTCGGCATCCACGATGTGATCGATGAGCGTCCACTCGGTGAGGCCGCTGACGTCGTCCACGAAGACGTGGACCGTGCCACTGATGACGGGAGTGTCCGGCAGGCGGAATTCCTGCACCGGCAGGCCCGTGGATGTTCCGACGTTGACCTGGGTGCGGGTGACGCCCTGGGTGACCGTGACGGACGCCGTACCGCCGTTCTGCGGCACGGTGATGTCCGAGTCGGTCTCGTACGTGACGGGGCTGTCGATAGCTTCGATGAAGTCGGTGACGACCTGCGTGCCCGCGGGAACAGTGACGGCCGGACCGGGGTTGGCGGTCTGGAAGGTCACGCTTCCGGTGGCCGGGACGCCGTTGGAAGGGATGTAGCCAAGCAGCTCGGCTATCTGGAGCAGTGACAGCCGCTGGGTGGCGGTCGGCAGGTAGGATTCCTGCTGAAGCCGGTCGCCGTAGTAGGACAGTGAGTCGCCGAGGTAGGCGAACAGCTCGACCATGAGCACGCCGAAGTCGCCCTCGCTGCTGGGCTTCCACTGAGGGAAAGCGCGAGAGGCGAAGTCGAGCAGGGAGGCCTTGAACCCCTCATAATCTCGGCTGGTGTAGTCGATAGCCGGAACTTCGCTAACCACTGATGACCTCGCTTACGGTGCCGCCCACGCTGACGACAGCAGTGTTCGTCTGCGAGGCGATGCTGGATGGGGACGACCCGGCATCCCGGCGGACGTAGTCGACCTCGACGCGTGCCAGAGAGGGCTGAGAAGCGTCGGGAATAGGAATGGCACGCCGGAGGACTACGCCTGGCTCGTAGGCGGTGAGCGCGGTCGTGACGGCACGCGTGATCTCTTGCGCGACGAATCCCGCATTGGGGTCGAACAGCAGATCAGCCACCGGCACGCCGTAATCCGGGAGCATGACCCTCTCCCCCGGCTGCGTGCCGACGAGCGCGCGGACATGCTGGGCGATCTGCCTGTCCGGATTCGTCTCGACAGCGATAGTCCCGTCGGACGCGAGGCGGAATGGAAATGCAATCTCGGTAGGCATGCTTGCATTCTCCCAGGATTACCTACCGAGATTGCATTTCCATTTCTACGGTCAGATGTCAGGTGCCTCGTATTCTATGACGCCGCGGATCGCGTGAGTGCTCGCCCATGTCCACGGGGAGACGGAATCGATCAGACCTGTGGACGTGATTGCGTTGCCGTCCACACGTCCGCTGGAGATCTCAAGGCCGAAACCGGCGGTGCTGGTCAGTCGTGCGCGGGCGACGCATCGGGCGCCTGCGGACTGGTGCAGCTCGAACCATCCGACGGTCTGAGCGGTGCGCGCCGCGGGGGTGGGCAGACCGAACCGCCAGTTGACGGCGGATGCGCCGTAGGTGGTGGTGGTGCCGAACGTGATGTCGTACTCGGCCCGCACCCATGTGCCGCGACGGGACCAACGGCAGTCCACTACCGCATTTCCGAACGACGGGTTGGGCGAGCCGGATTCGACAATCCAGGTGGGCGTGAACGACTGCCACGTGCCCTTGGGGTAGTCAGCCGAGGAGAACGAGCCGAGGGCAGTCAGGTCCTGGACGTAGGTGTCCGGGAGCCAGGCTTCCGCCGTCGTGACGTCGAGCCGTGACTGTCCGAACTCGGGGTCATACCAGAGCTTGATCTGTGATGGGGTGCCCGTAGTCGGTGCGGCAATGACGACGGCGGGCGGTGAGCCGTCGGCCGCTCCGAGCACCCACAGTGCGCCGGGGGTGTCGGTGGCTACCTCTGTGTAGAAATTCAGCTTGCCGATGGTCTGGCCACCATCGCCAATGCCGGTGGTCATGACGATGCGGTTACCGGTGGCGGCCGTCTGCACCGTGCTACCGGTCACCGTTGACGAACCGGTGATGGTTACACCGCTGATCGTCTTACCGTTGATGGCGTTCGCGTCGAGCTGATTGCCGGTCAGCTTCCCAACGGTGATCTTGGCTGCGTCCAGGCTCTGGATAACTCCGTCCTGTGCCGTGATGTGTCCCGTGGTGAGCAGGTTGGCCACGACCGAGTTGACCGCCAGGTCGCCCACACCAGCCTGCTTCGGAGTGTCGGTCTCGAACGCCGACGGGGCAGAGGCGATACCGACCTTCGAGAAGGCAACCAGTCGGTAGTAGTAGGCGTTGCCGTAGTTCTGCACCGAGTCGTAGAGGAAGTCCGCGCCGGGCAGGGTGCCGATCGCAATCGCGTTGGAGAACGACGGGTCTGTGTCTCGTTGCACCTGTACGTGGGAGAAGACCGCGGGCATGGCGAAGCCGTTGACGTCCTTGCCGTCCCACATGATTCTCAGGCCACCGAGCACGCCGACGACCCCCGGCGCGGAGGGCACCGGAGGCGGGGTCGAGGACGACGCGGAGGTGATGTGGTTGGACGCCCACAGCGAGACGTTGTTGGAGGTGTCGACTGCCTGCACGCGGACCGTGACGTCCACGCCGGTATGAAGTCCGTCGATGACGACCAGGGTGTCCTGGGTGACCGTTCCTCCCAGCCATGTGGTTCCGTCGTAGGAGTACTGGAGGACGTAGTGCGCGAGGTCGGTGAGGTTGGTGCCGTCCTGGTTCTCCGTCGGCGGGGTCCAGGTCGCTGTCACGCGGGCCAGAGTGATGCCCTCGTTCGTCACGAACTGCGCCGTGGTCAGGTTCAACGCCGTCGGCTGCTTCGGCGGCAGTACGTCGGTGTCACCTCCGCTGGGGAGGCCGTCGACCTGGTCCTGGACCTGCTTGATCCCGAGCGGGCTGTAGACAGGCTTGGTGATGTCCCCGCCACTGAACTGCACCCACACCGTCTGGCCGACCGGGGGAATCGTGTTAGTGGGGGAAGCAGGAACGGCCCAGGCGCTTTCCGCATCCCCGAGAATCTGCGGAATGAGCAGAGTTACACGGACCTCATTGAGAGGGTCCTGGTTGTTGGCGACGCTCGCCTGATACATACCCAGTACCGGCTCAGTCGACATTGATGTCCTCCAGAAGACTCGATTCCCAGAACTGCCTGTTTCTCAGCACAGCCGGAACGCTGTCAAACTTGAAACGTTTATTCGCGTCACTACGGAATGTTACCGTGAACGGCTGGTCCCTTTCTGCATCCACGGTGGTCGTGAACATCAGTCCGTTGTTGGACTGGTCCCGATTGATGACGTGCTTTGTCGCCGTCACCAGCCATCGCCCCGTACGGTCGGAGGGAATGGACTTCCCGCCTATTCCTACGAGCGTTCCGGGGGATACCTTTGCCATTCCATATACCTGCGCCTGAATGGTGATCCAGCCACGGGAGGCGAGCGTGCGCGCTTCCATGAGTGCCTGGGCGTCGGCGTAGTTGTCGACAGCTCGGGACGTCGTGATGTTGTTGAGGAACGGGGACGTTCCGGCATTCGCCGATGAGGACGCCACAATCAGCTTTCCGGTCTTCGCGTCCAGTCCGGAAATGAGGCTGGTCCCCGTGGTTCCTCCATTCCTGGGGACCATTGTTCCTGCGAGGATCGAGAGGTCCCGCAGTGTGTCCTGTATTCCAGGGGCCTGGTCCTTGTTAAACACCGGGATGTCCTGCGTGCGCTGACCGACCAGCAGAATGCGCGGATCCAGGAAGTACAGGGTGGCGGCCTCTACCCAGAAGCGGAATCCGGTCTCGTCGGCCAGGTTGTTCAACAGCTTGAAATCGCTGATGCCGGACTGAGCCCAGTACGTTAGACGCCGAGCGGACGGCGAGATGACCGTGCGCAGGCCGTTCTCCCGGCCCACCTGGCGCACGATCGACGTCGGCGATACGTTCTTCCAGCTCCGCGTGCGCTGGGTGTTGAGCGGCAGCGTGGTCCCGATGCACACGTACCTGTGCGTGACCGCGCGGTTGGAGTTGGAGGCCAGCACGCTGGAGTGGTGCACGTACCCGTACCAGCGGACCACGTCGACCGGTGCGCGGCCGTAGTCGAGGACGACCGGAGTCAACTCGCTGTAGGCCACCTTGCTCTGCGGCGGGGCGGAGACGTCGATGATGGCCATGGAGTGCACGCCGAATCCCTCGCGCACCTCCACACGGGAGATGTACGAGGAGATCTGGTCGCGGCCCATGGTCAGGCGGGTAACTGGGGCCCTCTCAGACACTGGGGATCCTGATGATCTGGCCCGGGGTGAGGGTTCCCCAGAAAAGCACTTCCGGGTTGGCGTCAGCTATGTGCCACCACATCCGGGCGTCGCCGTAGTACTGGAAGGCGAGCAGGTCCATGCGGTCGGACGCGGTCACCTGGTGGTACGTGAACTGGAACGCCCACTCGGTCTGCTGGCCGGGCACGACGGTCAGGTTGGTGCCCCGGCCGGAGGAGACCAGGGTGAGAGTGGAGTCCTTGTACCGCGATGAAGAGGAGATCACCGTCCGCCCTTTCCGTTGTTCGTGGGGTTGAGGATCGAGTCGGAACCGATCTGGACCTCGCCAGGCATCAGTACAGGACTTGGGCGGGGAGAGGACTTCGTGGCGGTGTTCCTCGGGAGCAACTGCATAGTGATGCCGACCTGGCAGCGCATGGGGACCATCTGGGAGGTCCAGTGGGTGTACTGGACGTCCAGTGTCTGAATGACTCCGTAGTAGTCCATCCGGTACCCGAGCACGGCGTACACGGGGACGTAGAGCATGGGGCCCACCGGTCCGGACTGGAAATGGCCTTTGGTGAACGACTCTGACGAGTCGCCCGTCTTGTCCGACCCGGATCCGGTAACCGTCAGAGGGGACGAGATTCCCGTGATGTTGCGGAGTGCCTGCACATCCCAGTCCACCCCATAGAACGGCACATTGTCCTTGGCGTCTCCGCTGAGTTTCGACGGGTCCCACATTTCGTAGGTGCGGTCGAAGAGCAGATTGAATTGCAGCGTCTGCTGCAAGGGCAGCAGAAAGTCGCTGACGTCGTACGGGTTGTGCGCGTTCTCGTCGGCGACCACATTCGGGTTAACCGAATGCGAGACACTGACGACGCTCGGGTTGTACAGGAAATTGCACCGGTAGCGGATTCCGTTTACCGGCTTCTCCTGGATAATCCAGCCCCGGGTCAGATCCGAGTTGTAATCGCCGGAGTAGACGACCGTGGGGATGGAGGTGATCCGGGGGTCGAAAGGTCCGTTGTCTACGATCTTGGTGGCCATTAGTTGCCTGCCGCTATGAGATTGATCCGGTGGTCTTCGGCTACAGCGTCCATGAACTGCTGGGCAGCATCGCGAGCCGACTGCCGGTCCATTGCACCCTGCACCTGAATCACGATGGAGCCGGTGTTGAATTGCAGGGTGGCCTTGCCGCCCGAAGTATGAAGCCCGATCCCACCCGCCATCGGCGTATTTCCGGCCAGCGCCTTTCGCACCGCCTCGGCCTGATAGGCGGGGAGAATCATCTCTCCCTTGTGCACCCGGGCCGTCTGGTCGACGTCGATGTTTGTCGAGCCGACTGCGTATCCCTTGTACGCACCACCGTTGGCTGTGGACTTGATGCCTGGCACGTTCGACAGCGAGTGGTAGCGGGACTCGGCGTAGCGGACGCCCGCGATGATGTTGTCTACTGGGTTCCAGATGTCCTTGTGGCCCTTGATCGAGTACGCGTTGAACGTGGAGTCGATCGTCTGCATGATGCCCTTGGACGGGTGGCCCGCCCGCGCGTTGGAGTCGGTCCGGTTGATCGCGTGCGGGTTGCCGGACGACTCGTGCTGGATCATCGTGTTGACGATGGACTCGTTCTGCTTGGTGTCCTGGTGCAGGATCCCCAGCGCGGTCTTGATCCACGACTTGACGTTGCCGGTCGGCATGTTGGACGGGATCGATCCGTTGTCGCCGTCGCTCTTGGCGGAGGACTGGTTGGCGCCCATACCCGAGCCGACGTTGGCCGAGCCGATCGTGGAGATACCGGCCGCGATGGCGTCGACCTCCTCCACCGAGCCGTAGCTGCCGACATCCCCGCCGAAGCCCATGGTGGACAGGCGGTTGTCGCTCGAACCGGCGGTGTCGGAGCCACTGTTGGTGATGTCGCCCATGTTGCCGACCGAGCCGAGGATCCTCACCGCGTTCGTGAACTCGCCCGGCCGGTAGGAACGGACGCGGACGACCGAGCCAGTGTGGGGCGCCTCGATGACCTTCCCGTTGCCGATGCACATCACGACGTGGTGCGCAGGGTTGCCGACGAACAGCAGGTCTCCCGCGCGCTCGGTGCCCAGCTTGACCGGCTTACCCGCCTTCTGCTGCTGCGAGGCGACACGGGGCAGGCTCACGCCGATCTGCCGGAACGAGTACTGCAACAGGCCGGAGCAGTCGAAGCCCTTCGGCGTGTTACCGCCCCACACGTACTTCACGCCCAGGTACTTCATGGCGACCGCGATGACAGCAGCGGCCGTCTTTCCCGCGCCCTGCGTACCGGTGGCTGCCGACTTGGAGTTGCCTGTGCCTGCCGCGGCACTGCTGCCGCCAGCACCACCGCTGACGCCGTCGACCCGGGTGAGCCGACTGTGCTGGACCGTCGACAGGTGACCCCGGGGCTTCATGTAGCTGCCCACCGCGCCCACGACACCGCCTACGACGGCACCGACTCCGGTACCGACGACGGGGATCACAGAGCCGACCGCGGCGCCGTACGCGGCCCCTGAGAGGGTGTCCACGCCGATGTCCGCCCACTTCTGGCCAGTGGGGTTGCCGATGTGGGAGGTGGCGCTGTGGCCGACGCTGTCGGCGCCGTAGCCGAGCAGTCCGAAGCCGCCTGCGCGGCCCAGGGCGCCCCGTGAGAGGTTCAGGGCACCGCCGAGCATGCCCGCACCGCCAGCGCCCCCAGCACCGCCCAGGAGCCCGCCACCGGCCCCTCCAGCCCCGCCGAGACGAAGGCCTGCCCCGAGACCGCGTGCGATGCCGTAGCCCGTCAGGCCGCTGCCAATGGCGCCTCCGAGCATCGAGCCGAATCCGCCGGAGTAGCCGAGGACGGAGTCCGCACCGGACACCTGGAGAATCTTCTGGAGCGCAGTGGAGAACGCGTCCAGCGCGGTCGTAGCGTCCTTGAGGCCGCTGGTGAAGGCGTCGTTGATATTGACGTCCTGGTTGCGCAGCGTCCCGGAGCGGGTCATGAGGTCGTTGGTCGTCGAGCCGCCGATCTTCCAGCTCTTGAGTTGGCTCAGTGCAGCGTTCTTGGCCTGCTGGGTCTTGCCGTTGTCGCGCTGGTTCGCAGTGCTGACGTACGCCTGCGCGGAACCGCCGTGGGTCTGCGCGAGGAGCATGCCACGCAACTCGCCCTTGACCAGCTCCAGGGTGTTGGGGTCCAGGCCCCACGAGTTCAGGGACTGGTTAAGGCGCGAGGTGGGGTCGTTCAGGGTCGCGGAGATCTGCTGCTCGGTCCTGATCGTCTTCAGTCCGGGCTGGAGGTTGTAGATCTGCTGGGCGATCTGGCGAGGGCTCTGCTTCTGCCCGTTCTGGATCGTCTGGATGCCGAAGGCACGCAGAGTGTTGTAGGTGCCAGGGTTCCATGCGGCAGCCGTTCCCAGGGCCCGCTGCGTCTGGGACATGTCCGGGTTGAGGTAACCGGACGTGCCCTTGGCGTAGTTCCACTGGGTGTTGAAGCCGCGGGTGCCCGGCGACAGGCCCTGTCCGGCCAGGATCGAGTAGGCCTGGCCAGCGTCGAGGGTGGACTGCGCGGTGAAGTTGTTCTTGAAGGCACTGTTACGCAACGACTGCCAGGACTGCGAGGAGTACTGGGCCGCCTGGTAGGCGGTCGTCTGTATGGCGACCTGATCGGCCAGCTTCCCCTGGCCCCAGGAGACGAAGCCTTGTACGCCGCCCTTGAGGGTGTAGCCGCCGTTGTTCGCTCCCCCGCCGCCCATCGGGCCGGATCCGCCGGGCGTCGGCCCTCGGCCGCCGTTGCCTGCGTAACGAGCCGCGTTGCTGGAGCCGTTCCACGTGTCGTAGACCAGCAGGCCGCGCGCTCGCGCGGCGTTGGAGACGGTCTGGTTGTAGGTGCTCGGGCCGTAGGGCTGGCCACCCACGTTGCCCCAGACACCTCCAGCGAATCCGGAGGCGCCAGCGCCTATCGTCTTCAGTTTCTGCGATGCCTCGGAAAGCCCCTTGTTCAGGGTCTCCACATTGCGCGCGAGGGCAGAGATCGCGTCCTGAGCCTTGTTCCAGCCCAGGAGCGGCCCCTGCCCCGCCACATTACTCTCAGCCATTTTCCGCCTCAGCTACTCTCCTATTACGTTGCGCCCTGAACCACTTCACCCAGTGGACGCGCTCGCGTACGGACAACCGGCGTATATCGCTGAGGCTCCATGCCGGACTGAGTTCGACTAGTTGTTCGTATTCAAAGTACGTGTCTCTGTAGTTACAGGCCCTGAAACAGATCCCCCGCCGAAATGAAGAGGGGGACCTCCTTCCCGCACGCTTCGTGCGTGAACTTGATGTCATTGTACTGAGGGCCCGGCTGCCTTTCCTCAATCGCGTCGAGGATGGTCTTTCGGTCGACGATGCCGAGAGCGCGGGCGAATTCCGTGTTCTGGGTGACGGCATTCTCGGTGCCGTCGGCCTCGACGATGGAAATGACGCAGCGGGAGAGAAGGAGGGTGTTCTGCTCGGACTCGTTGGCGCGTTCGGCGATGGCGAGAATCGCCTCCTGGTCGGAGCCCACAGGCAGGCGGACGAAGGCCTTTCGGCCGCGCCGCAGCGATACCTCGAAGACACGCTGGGAGGGGTCATCCAGGGTTCGGATGGGGATCTCGTCCAGGGTGACGGACAGTCGGAACTCCTCACCGCAGAAGGGGCAGGAGAACTGGTCCCACACGATCTCGTCGCCGTAGGTGGCGCGGCGGATCTCCAGCAGCAGCATGTCGCGGTCGCCGAGCAGCAGGTTGCTGAGCACCGCGGGGTCGGCGTTGCTGTCACCTACGGACACGGTGCCGCACTGGAGAAGTGCCGTGACGAACTTACCGATGCCGCTGTTGCGGGCCTTGGTGATGATCTCCTCGTCCGCGCCGGTCAGCTCACGGACCTCGGCGTCGTAGCGGACGGAGGCGTAGTCGCCTGCCAGGACATAGCCTCCCGGCAGGCGGAACGAACCACCCGCCGGGAGGACAATCTCCGGCTTGGCGACCTCTGATCCCTGGACGGCGCTGAGTACCGCGGCAATCGCTGCGTTGGCCTCTCCGGGATTCGCCAGGGGGTTGCTGTACCCCTCGGTATGAAGGTCGTTGGCCACTGGTATTGCTCCTAGTTGAGTTTCGGAATTCCTCCAGGTCAGAACTTAACGGAAGAAGAGCCCACGCTGTTAGCCAGCTTGAACTCGAAACCTTCATGCGCCAAGGTCATCTGCTGGACGACGATCGCGTTGGCGCCCGCGTCGAGGTCGGAGAAGGCAACCGCCGTGGGCCACGCGTTGTAGACGCGGAATGCGGCCTTGGCGGGAGCGTTTCCGGAGGTGACCGGGTGGTCGAGGACGGAGATGTCGACGATGGTCCGGAATTCGGCGCCCGCCTTTCCGGTACCGGTGCCCTGGATGACAGTGAAGAGCTGCCGCATCCAGGCCATCATCTGGCTGTCGCCGACAGCGAGACCCTTGGAAAGGGTAATTGGGGCGAAGTCGGACTGTCCGGGCATCTTCTGAGTTGTCGTGTTCATTCCACCTTCACGGTACGGAATGACCTCAGTCGTGACGTTCAATCCCGAAACGGACATGAAGCCCATGCGGGCGAAGCCCTTGATCGTCGGATGCTGCACCTGCACCTGGAACTTGAAGTTGCGCAGGGGGTCCGTGGCGATGTGGCCGACGGACGGCGAAACGGTTGCCATCAGTTACCTCTCAGATCAGGCAGTGGTCGTGACTTCAGTGGCGGAGGACCCACCGCTGAACTGGCCGATGTTGACCACGATGAACTCCGCCGGGGTCTGGAGCGCGACGCCGACCGTCACGTTGACAGCGCCATTCGCCACGGTGGTCGGGGTGTTGTTGGTCGCGTCGCAGGTGACGAAGAAGGCCTGCTCCGGGGTGGTACCGGCCAGCACGCCCGTCTGCATCAGGGTCAGTAGGTACTGCGAGATGACCGCGCTGACCTGGTCCCAGAGGATCTGGTCGTTGGGCTCGAACACCGCGAAGCGGGTCGCGTCGACCAGGCCCTTCTTGATCAGCATCAGCGACCGCCGGACACTGACGTACCGGTCCGGCATGCCGACGCTGAGGGTCCGCGCACCGTAGATCACGAAGCCGGTACCGGGCAGGCTCTTCAGCACGTTGATGCCTGCGACGTTGAGCGCGTCCTGGTCGGCCGAGGAGAAACGGAACTGCGTGTCCAGCACGCCGCGCAGGATGGTGTCGATACCGGCCGGGGGCTTCTGCACGCCCCGGCTCGCGTCGGTACGCGTGTACTGGCCGACCACCGCGCCGCCAGGAGGCAGCAGCCGGGCCGAGCCATTGGCGCTCGTGGCCGGATCGTTCGTGATCAGCCACGGGCCATAGATCGCGGCGTACGAGGTGTCGTTGATGGCCGAGCCGCCCGTGGACATGGCCTGAAGGGCCAGGGCGTAGGAGTGCGCGGTGTCCGCGGACGTGGCCTTGACGCCGTCGATGACGAGGAAGACGCTGCCCAGGCCCTCGGCCCAGGCGATGATCGGGTTGAGGGTGGTCGCGTCAGTGACGCCCGGCAGGTTGAGCACCAGGTTTTGATCGATGACTTCCAGCGTCTGAGTGGCCGCCACCAGGTCCACAGTCCCGGTACCGTCCGCGCCGCTCGCCAGGGGGGTACCCGTCTGCGGGGCCGGGGAGTGCGTGACCGCCCACGGGGTGTTCAGCAGCGACTGCACCTTGATGTACTCGGACCCGGTGACCGGGGAGTTGATCAGCGCCTGAGCGTTGCGGGAGTCGGCGGGGTCCAGGGAGACGTCGTTGAACCTCTCCTTGAGGAACGCAGGGGTGGAACCGCCGACGTAGACCACGAGGTCGAACCGGCCGGAGCCGGATGCGCCCGTGACGATGTCCACGTAGATGTTGTTGCCCCACGTGCCGGGCGAGATCGCGGAGATCTTCAGGGTGGCCGCCGGGGTGCCCTCAGTGTCCAGCAGCGTGACGTTGGCCGCGACCGCGTCGGATGCGACGGCGCGCTGAATGTAGGCAGCATTCCCGCCGTTGTTGAAGTAGCTGTATACGGCAAACGGGAGCAGGTCGGAGTTGTTGCCGAAGCCTCCGTAGACGGACACGAACTGCTGGAAAGAAGAGACCAGGGTCGGGACGACGGGACCGCCCGCCTTGTTGGTGCCGACGAAAGCCGCGACCGACTGGCCCGGGGTGGACACCGCCTGCGCGATCGGCGTCAGCGTCTCATTGATGTAAACGCCTGGGCGCTTGTAGACAGTCATCAATTTCTCCTGGATAAGGGGGATGCCTCCTGGGGATCCGAATTAGTAGTCCGAATCAGGGTGCGGTTACGTG